CGTTTCAGATTTTAAAGTTGATAGTATTGGTACAACAAGAAACATAACAGAATTAAAAAATTATGGTATAAAAAATTCATTAATACCTGAAGCATATAGAATATCAATTACATTTACTGAATTATTACCTCAAAGTGCTAATATTTTTATGGGCGCATTGGGTGGTAAAAAAGTTAACGTTGTTTCTAATTCTGGATCTAATAATCCAAATAATACTGATAATAGTGTAGGTGCTCCATCTTTAGTTCAAGTACCAAATAGTGCGCTTCGTTCCGGTACACCTTCAATAGTAGAAGATCCTAGTATCTCAACTATAACAATCCGGGGAGGACCTAATAATCCAAGACCTAATGTCCCACTTAATAATTAATAATCTAAATAATATATGAATACTCAAGTAGAAAATCCAAATTTAAATAAAATGTCTTCATATAGATATGAAAAATTTTTTAATGTATATGAGGATAATGATAAATTTAAATTTTATAATTTATTACGTAATATAACTATAATTCCCGCTGCGGATACATCAGTTGAAGATGAATATATAGTAAAACCTAGAGATACTTGGCTTTATATATCATATAAATTTTATAATACTATGGATTTATGGTGGATGGTTTGTGAATATAATAATATAAAAGATGCGACAAAATTACCGGAAATAGGTACTAAATTAAAATTATTAAAACCAGATTATATTTGGTATATATTACAAGAATTGCAAGATCAACTTAATAAATAATTTATAATTCGGAAAATAATTTATTATAATCAAAATAAAATCTTACAAATATTTTTCTTCCATTTTTTCGTTTAATTTCACCAAATGTATAACAATATATTTTATTTTTAAATTTAAAAACAAAACATTTATCCATTGTATTTAAAAAGAAATTTATTTCAAAATCTATTTCCGGTCTTTTAAAAAAGAATTTTTCAATTTGATGTTCTGTTAACATATCAAATTTATCATCATTTTTTATACTTTCACAAATTGTTTGTAAAGTATTCCATAATCCTTTTTTATTTAAAACATCCAATTTATAAATGGGCCATTTGGTTATATAATTATATTGCAAATCTCCATTACCCATTTTTGTAAATTCTTGATATTTATTTGTTTTTTTCATTAGGTATTATAAATATTTATAATATGGGACGTAAGAAAAAAGAGGAAATTGAAAAAATTGATTTATCACATCTTGATACTAAAGATGTCGTAGTCGATGCTTCCTTTTATAAAGGAAATGAAAATTTATTAAAGGGTAATACTCAAATTAAGTGGACCCCTGAAATGATTGATGAATTTGAAAAATGTGCAAAAAATATTTTACAATTTTCTGAAAATTATTTTTTTATTAATACTATAGATGAGGGAAAGAAAAAAATAGAATTGTATAAATATCAAAAAAAACTTTTAAGAGCATTTAGAGACAATAGATTTAATATAATTCTTTCAAGTAGACAAAGTGGAAAAACTACAACCATAACTATTTACGCATTATGGATAGTTTGTTTTCAAGCTGATAAAAGAATTACTATTGTTGCTAATAAAGAATCAACAGCAAAAGAAATCTTTTCTAGAATAAGAATGTCGTTTGAAGAACTTCCAGTTTGGATGAAACCTAGTGTAAAGTCTTGGAGAAAGGATGGATTTCAATTAGGAAACGATTCTGAAATAAAGGTTAGTACATCTTCTTCATCCGGTCCGAGAGGTAGCACATCAAATCTTTTGATCATTGATGAAATGGCTCACTGTCCAAATGAGGTTATGCAAGAACTTTGGAAAAGTGCTATACCAATCATTTCTTCGTCTAAAAAATCTCAAATTGTTGTTATATCTACTCCTAACGGAACTGATAATAAATTTTACGAATTATATAAAGAATCACAAAAAGAAAAAAGTTCTTGGCATTTAGAAACTGTTAACTGGGATGATGTTCCGGGTAGAGATGAAGAATGGAAACGAGAAACTTTAAGTCTTCTCAATAATAACATGGATGATTTCGAGCAAGAATATTGTAATCGATTTCATGAGCCGGGTAAAACTGCTATTGATGCTGATCTTTTAAAATCTTTACAAGCCCAATGTAAGGAACCCATATATGTTATGGAAGATGGTGCATATAAAATATATAATACCCCATCTCCCGATGGAGTGTATGTAGTTGGTGTTGATGTTGGTGAGGGTATAGGTAGAAGTAATACTGTAGCACAAATATTAAATATAGCAGATTTAACTAAAATAGAACAAGTGGCTGTATTTGCATCTAATACTGTAAGCCCATATCATTTCGGGACTCGTCTAATGGGTATTTTAGAAGACTGGGGTAGACCTCCTGTATTAGTCGAAAATAATAACAATGGTCAACAGGTACTCGACGTATTACATCATACGCATAACTACGAATCTATAGTTTCTTATGATATTCAAGGGAGTAAATTTTATAATAAAGAAAATAGATTAGGTATATATAATCATACAAATACAAAATATAAAGGAGTCGTTAACTTTAGATATTGGTCTAACAGTTTAAATGCAGTAAAATATAATGATTTAGATACTTTATTAGAATTAGAAACTTTTGTTAAACTTCCTAATTTTACATTTAGTAAAAGAAAAGATACCGATAAAGATGATAGAGTTATGTCTATGATATGGGCATTATTCATATTAGATCCGTCTGTAGCTGAAAAATATTATGCTATCGGTGATATTGACGATCAGGGTCGTCCATTAAAAATTACGCCATTAAGTAATAATTCAGAGTTAATTAAAAAGAGTCCATTATTTGAAGGTAAAACTTCTCAATTTAAAAGAACGACAACAACCCATAGACCTACATATTCTCACGTTGGAAAATTTGATGCTGAAACATTAAACATAAATACGGAAGACCAAGAAGATTTGATGGTGTGGCTTTCTAGGTGGGGTCAAAAACAAACACCAAAAAAAGAAGAACGGAAAGATGAAGAAACGGTAAATATAAATGAAACATTTTTCCCAATTGTATTCTAATATATATGTATCAATCATCACTTAATAGATCTAGAAATGACAAATATCTTTTAATAATAGATATACCAAAAGCTTTAAAAGATAAAGAAGATTGTGACTCTCATAAAAAAATAACAGCAGACCCACTACAAGTTACGATTTTTGGATCACCGGTTCCTGATATAAAAGTACCGGATATTGAGGTTCCGTACTCTGGACAAGTTTATAGAACATCATCATTACATAGACCCGCATATACACCTCTTAATGTGAAATTTTTAGTAGATAATTCTTATTATAATTATTGGTTAATTTGGAATTGGATAAATTTATTTAATGATTATAAGACAGGTGGATCGGATCTTACACACGCTATCAACATACCAGTTTTAAGAAACCAAACTCCAGATTTAGCAACGCCAATGACAGATTTCACATCAAGATTTTCAATATTTGCAATGGATGAATATAATAATAAAATAGTTTCTTTTAATTATACTGATGTTTTTCCCACTTCTTTGGGTGAAATAAATTTCTCAAATAGAGAGGGTAATGAAATAATGTGTAGTGCTACATTTTCATTTAATCAATTGCATGTTAATATGCTAATGGATCCTAACTCCGAAAATTGTTCTTAATATGGGTAGAAAGTTAAATAACGGATTCAGTCATCAGATAAATACTGAAAGGTATTGGATAGAAATATATTTTTATAATTCATTAGAAGATCCGGTTGCTATACCTTTTTTTATGGTTGATTCGTTAACGATAAATGAAAGTTTAATAAATTGGTGGGTTAATGGAAATATCGTTTTAAATAATGATTTTGAAATAACACAAAGAGATTTTAATATCAAAAAAACTCATAATGTTACCAATAAAAACCAAAAACATCTTTTTATAGACAGAACAGATGGTAGAAATAAAATAAGCATAAGAATAATTCCAGTTGGTGAAAATGATGAAGAATATGATGATAAAGAAAAATGGGAAATGTCTTATGATTTAATTGTATATGATGTTGAAGATTTACCATCTGAAAATATTCAGAATAAATTAAAACGTTATTATTTCATAGATGAAAGATATCAATTATTCTTAGAAAAAAATATTGAATGGTCAACCGCTACTGCAATTTTAGATCTACAAACCGAGTTAGATACATCGAGTGGTAAGATTACTAGAGAGATGTTTGCTGTAGATGATTCTTTACGTAATTTAAACCCAAATATAGCATTAGCGGAACTAATTAAATTTGCATCAAAAAATATAGATGGTTCGAATATAAAAGTTGGATATGATGATAAATCATCAATTGATAAACCAAATATCGAAATGGGACAAATTAGTGATAGATGGAATACTGGACCACAAGATGCTGTTAAAATATTTTGTACGTCAGCTGCTTATCATAATACTATAGATACTATAAATTTTTTATTATCTCGATGTGTGGGTGATAACAATGATCCTGTTTTTTTAGAATTTGGTAGAAATAGTAGAAATAAAAGATTTGAACTATTATCTTTAAGTGATATCTTAAAAGATTCTAAAAATCAAATAGAAAGATTAATTTTAGATGATACTACTAGTCCGATAGATAATCCACCATATATACCTCAAGCGTGGATTGATGATGGAAAAGATCCACAAACTGGGAATAATCATAATTCACCATATTCTAGAATAACACAATATAAATTTTCACCAATGGCACCTATTGATGATATGAAAATAGTAAATTCCCCCCTGCATTATTTTGATACTAGAAATGGTGAATTTAATATAATATATGAAAAAAATTCAGCATTGGATGTTATCAATAAAATTAAAGAAATAACAAACAATACTCTATATAGTTTTTTAAAATCAAAACCAAATAGTCCACATCTATTAACAAATTTAAATCAAACGAAAAAAAAGGGATTGATGATAGATAATAAATTTTCGGCTGATCCTTATGTCAACGATGTCTTACCTTCGGTACAAATGATTAGAGATTTTTTATTTTTAAATCAAACCTTATCATTTCAACAAAAAGGTCTTACACTAAGAACTCCTGGAAAATTTATATTTGTTGATAGTATTATATCTGGAGATCAAAATCCATTTAATAATAGATTTTTAGGTCAGTGGTTAATTAGCTCAGTAACTCATCTTTTTACTAAAAATGATTACGTGACAGAAGTAATAGCAAATAAAATTGATACATATTCTAAACTTTGGGATGTTGAAGATAAGAATTATTAAATAAATATAATTATGGATAATAATCATCTTAAAAGAATGATACAGGAAAATAAAATTAGAAGTTTAGAATCTTCTAATAAAAGAATGCCATCTGCGTTTCAAATGTCTAGAAATTTAGGTTCTGATATTATAAAAAATATAACTAGCATCGCACAAGGAAATCCGATAAATGCTGAAACTTCAGTAATAGATAATAGAAAATCTATTTGTAATTCGTGCGAATTTTTTATAAAGGATTTACAAAAATGTTCAAAATGTGGTTGTAATATGGCAATAAAAACATATCTGAAAGCTTCAAATTGTCCGATTGGTAAGTGGTAAATTACTCAAATAAATATTTCCTATCTTCTCTGCTGTTTTATTTATTGTATGTAAATCTAATGGATTTTTTTCATTTAAAGTTGACCATTTTAAATGAAAATCTGATTGTTTTTTTATAACTTTATTATTAACCTTTTCAGTTTCGTTTGCATCTGAAACATATTCATGTGTTATAAAAATTAAAAATCCATTTTCTTCATTTTTAATCCAATGTAATTCATCTTCGTCATATTCCGCATATCTTACATCTGGAATTATTAAAATTTTATTATGATCTTTTTTAAACTTTTCTATAAAATATCTACCCTTAGTTTGATTTCTCATTAATTTACCATATTCAACTAATAACGGTCTTATGTTATTTTTTTTATACGAATCTTCGGTAAATGTATCTATATTAGCTTTTGATTTAATTAGTCTTTTTAAATCTTTTTTTATAGTATCACCCGCTAATGATCTTCTTTCCGCAATTATATTTTTATTTTTAAAAAATCTAATTAATGATTGACATAATGTATCTTTTCCAGATCTGGCGGCTCCAGAAATTCCTATTATTGGATAATTCATATAAAGAACTATTTTACTATATAATATGATTATTTCAATATGCTAATGAAAATTCATGATATTTTGATAAGTTTTTATATAACCTTATGACACAAGCCGAAATTGATAGATTACCATCCGACGCGATCATATCATTTGATGATAATGGTAATGCGTTTGCCAAGACAAAAGACGGTAGAATAATAACCGGCGCTGTTGTAACCCCGAAGGCGCAAACTGGAGGTGCTGTACCACCAACTGTACCGCAAGACTCCGTTTCTGATACAGTCTTACCTAAAGTTGATGCTAATCGTGTCGCTCCCGCAACTTCAAATATTGCACTTTCTAAAGAAGATTTAAAAGATGTAAAAACAGAAATAGCTAAATTAGAATTACAAACAAATTTAAATCTTTTACCTTATTTTTTATTTGGTGGTGAATTAGCTCGAATAAAACATCAATTTTCAGATTTGAATATAAATAAATATTTTTTATTACTTAAACTTTTAGTTGAGGGGTTTGATAATACGGTTATGACTTCTCAAATAGGTAAAGACCATGCAAAATGTGTAATTGATGATAACTTTATAAAAGATTTTCAGCGGATGATAAAAATACCACAACTTGCTGAAATTTTAAAGAAAACACCAGCATATTCAAAAGGTAGTTTTGATGGTATTGGACAATTGGGAAATATAGAAGCTAATGGCGATAGAAGAGAAAATAATCCATTAAATGGTCCCAATAGATTTACACCAAGTTTAGTTACAAATACTATGGAAACAATATTACCCGGATCCGTAAATAATGTGGAAAGTCTTTGTAATAAGATAAGAACCAGAGCTTATTTATCTATGCCTTCTGGTGCTTTTGGTTCTATACGAAGAGTTATAAATATAATAAATGGAGTAACTGTAATGTTTAATACTATGCTTAATGATTTTTATAAAAAGATGAATAAATATATACGAAAAGTTTATGCTATTATAAATACTAAAATACAAGAAATTAAAATATATCTTTTTAATCTTATCGGTCTAATAATACCATTGGATTTTTTATGTTTAATATTAGACACTATTCAATGTGTATTAGATGATATAAATTTTTTCTGTTCATTATTCAATGCAACCGGTCCTTGGTTGAATTATTTAAATACTATACAGACTTATGTTAATACCGTATCTAAGTTTGTACAAAATCCATTCGATGCTTTAATTGATATGTTACCACCCGATGTTTCTAAATATTATACTTCGTTTAAAGAATTGGGAACCCATCCAGAAGATTTTATATCCGATCAATTATCTAATTACGGACTTTCATATATAAACACAGCATTACAGGGTGATATAGTCTCAGCGATTGTGGAAAAATATGGTTCTAGATATTCCGCAAATGGCACTCCATTATCAGTAGTAATGAGTAAAGCAAAAGCTATATGGGATAGATATAGTGCAGACGGATCCACTTTACCCGACATTGAAAATGTTGGAGATTTAATGGATTCAAATTATTATAATGGCGGTACGGTAGATTCATTAGGAAATCCAAAAGATCCATATGATATTGTTGCCAATCTTAAACAAAACTTTAAAACTATATCAATGGAAGTAAGTGGTCTTAAAACTGATTTACCAAAAGATTTAGGTAAAGTTGGTGATTTTTTTAATTCATTAAATCCGTTTAATAAGTCTAATGGTGTAAATTTAAATATACCAGAGGGAGAAGATGGATTAACTGATACTCCAAATCCAAATCAACAAAGATTACCAGCTACATAATATGTTAAGTAATATTTATATAGGGCTAGTAGTAAACAATAAAGACCCAAGAAAAAAAGGCAGAGTACAAGTTTTTATACCTCATATAACAAATACATTATATACAGGATGGAATGAAAAGAATGAAAATATAAAATTTAGAACATTAGATCCGTCAGTTTTTACGCCAGAAATAACTCAAAGATTGATTGATGTTTTACCTTGGGCTGAAGTATCAATGCCATTTTTTGGTGGTGGTACGGGCGCACCAGTAAATACATACACGGGAGAATTTGAAACAGCTCCTACTTCTCCAACATCTGGTGGTACTAGTAGTGATGATATTGTTTTACCGAAATCAGTTACCGTTCCAAAAGAAAATGGACTAAATAGTCATACTGGTAACGTAACCTCAGAATCCGTAGAAATAAATAGTCAAAAAGTAGAAATTAATAATCCAAATCCATATGGATTGAGTGATAACGAAATATTGTATATGATGAGAATTGCGGCCAATGAAACTGGAGCGGGAACGAGCGCATCGGCAAACTATGTTTATAATGAAATATCAGATTATAAAAAAGCAGTAAACTATTCGGGTGACAATGCAAAAAATAAAGACGGAAGTGTTAACCTTCAGGGAGTCGATATTGGATTCGCTCAAAATAATGGTGAAAACGTGAAAAAATTTGGTTTTGTTAATTCTGGTAGTTATTATGATCAAATCACGGGTAGTGCTTTAGCATTAAGATCTTATTTAACAGCTAGAGAAAATACTAAGGATCTGAGGGATGGAGTAAAAATAAGTAATGCTATTAAATCTAAAGACTTTGCAACCGCAGATAGATTGTTAAGTAATTTTTATTTTGCTTTAGACGAAAATAAAGAAAATTACGCAAATGCCGCATCGTTAGAAGAAAAAATTAAAACAAAATATAAAGGAAGTGTTATCGCTGCTTTAAAGGGTATTGATGGCGAATTAAAACCTACGGGTGATATAAATCAAATAGCATCAACTACCCCAGCAGCGGATAATATGGTAGCATCTGGCAGGAACGTAAGTAAAACGACTACTCTGTTGAATGGGAATTCATTTTATGGAAGAATCGATGTTTCAAATCAAGGAGCATCTATGGGTATATCCAGTGTGCCACATATCGGATCTAAAGCTTATGTTATGTTTTTAGATGGAAATCATTTACAACCAATCGTAATAGGTTGTTTTAGAGAACCATCAAATGGATAATTTGTATTATAATATATATTAAATAAATAATAATATGGCAACTATAAATGATGTACAGGGTGCGATGAAAGAACCCATATTTGATGATTTACAATCATATGAAGAAAGTAAAATAGGTAATGAGGCGGGTAGACTTATTTTTACACAACACGTAATGAAAGATGATTATGGGTCCGCTATCCCTAATGATTTATCACTCGTTCATTTACAACATAAAGATGGTTCTTTTTTAAGTCTACGTGGTGGTAATATTATAAGAAAATCTACCTCAAATATGGTAGATTATTCTGTTGGAGATTATTATCAATTTGTAGGGGGTCATGCTCAATATGTTTATAAGGGAGATATAACTGTATATAGAGAAGGAAGTTATAGTGTGATAAATGGAACACATACTCAAGAATCACTTGAAGCTAGTCAAAAATTACAAAAAATTACAACTGAAATTGATAACAAAGGTATCGAAACTATCCAACAAAATAGTAAAAATTCAGAAAAAATAAAATGTCCAATTTGCGCTAATACGGTTGATATTGATAGGGCAAATTTTATGGTTGATACTGCCTTTAAGTATTTATCTAAATTTTTTAATATATTACCCAATTCACCGTTTGCTTCTTTACTGGGAAAAATACAAGCCGTATTAAGAACCGTTCTTGGGTTTTTTATAAATTCTATGACTATTGCCGGATTAACATCCGGTGGTTCGTGTGGGAGTAGTGGATGTGTAAAGGGAATGATTTCTTCTCCATTAAAAGCTATACAAGAAGGTAACAAGGCTTCTGCTGCCGAATATGAAAAAAATAAAAAAGAAATATCTAAACTTCAAAAACAAATACCAGCAGATCATGGTGTAGATGTACATGCTTCGGATTATAAAATAAAAGTTGGACTAACTACAAATACATCTAAGGTTATTTCATATCTTGATCCAGAACCTATAATAACAGAACTTGTAAAAGCTACTCCCGATTGGTGTTTAATACCATCATCAAGGGGTTCATGTAAAAGAACATCATATCAAGATCCAACCTTATTAGCTGGATCTTATGACCTAGAAGTTGGTCAAAAATATAATTTAACTGTTGGTTCTGGCGGTATTAGTTCAAAAACAACTGGTAAAATAGAAGCCATGGGATCAACAGTAGTTGTTAATGCCTCCGAAGGAGAACTACTTTTAACTTCTAAGAATAAAACAATCGTTAGTGGATCTAATGTTATAATAACCGCAAGACAATCCGATGGTGATGCTATTGTTTTGGATTCTGATCGTGTTTTTATTGGTGGTAAATTAAGCGTAAAAGCAGATTTAGCCGTAAAGGGATCTATAGTAATGGATGGTGGTATACAATGTAATCATATTATAACTCCAATTGAAAATACACAAACTACAGTATCTAGTTCGGCACACAACGTTCATTCAAATGCAAATTGGAATAATCCAGTAAAACCCGATGCAACTAAAACTGATTTATTTGATAAGCTATGGAAAGTGCTGCGAGATTTAGTACTTGCTATAACTCAATATATAGCCACACCAGATGCAATGAAAACGATATTTGAAGAAGCATATTCGACTGCTATGATCAGTATGGTTATAGATAATACGGGGCTGCCAAGTGGATTTGCAATGATATATGATTATACTACATATATGCCTATTACCATATATGGCTCTTGTAGTTTTGGTGGTACAATAACAGGTTTTGTAACACCATCAATGATACCCGTGTATAACTATACCCATAACCACGGATCGCCGGGTGATCCTCATTCACATTCATATATAATTCCTAAAATGTTAGGATATGATAGTTCTCGCGCTGCCACTGCATCCAGAGATGAACCATCCGTAATACCAACTCCAGCTAGAGCTACTGGAATGGGTAATACGATCAATACGTATCCAAGTTTGGGTGATTTGGGTCCTTGTGGTGGTGGTGGCTCTGCGTTTGGAAATGCGGCTAGAATTAATTCTTCAAGACTAAGAAGAAATGAAACGTATGGTATAACCGGAGACGCATTTAACGGTAATGATTATGTTAATGTAAATGTTCAATATAATCAAGACGGGGGTATTATACCAGAACCCGATTTAAATATTTTAGATTGTTGATTGTAAAATTATTTTTTTGCTTCCAATAATTTAACTCTAGCTTCTAAATCGATGATAGTTTTACCCCCACTTGCAGTCACTGTAATTGTTGGTATTTTATATTGATAATGTCCTAATACATAACTATAGAATAAAACTTGATACTTCGCACTCTGCATTATTCTTCTATAGTCTGGAATTGCATCCACAATGGTTCTTGCTAATTCAGTTTTAAAAACAATTTTATCCACTGGGGAATTTATATCTTTTGTTACTTTTGATATATCAAGCAATTTCATTACTCTCGCAACATCATCCGGCCAATATTTTAAAAAAATTACTTTATCGTTTTTTTGAAGTTCTATATGGAACATTGGTGGTACTACTTTTTCATGTAAAGAAATATTCCAATCTGGAAAAAATTTATATATAAATGCGCAAAAATACATCGCATGTTGAACTTTACCGAAATCCATTAATTTAAACGTGAAACCTTTATAGTCTTCCGCTAAAAATTTTTTATTTATAATATTATCAAAGTCTAATGGACATTTTGGTAAATCTATTTCATATGAATATGAAAATAGTTCATTATATGTTTGAGTATTTGGACGTACCTGTGATAGTGCAGTTATACTGTCAATTGATATCTCTAATTGCGCTATCTTTAATGCGGGCTGTTCGTCTATACATATGGTTTGATAAAAATCATATTGTGGGTATACATTCTTGAAATCAGGATCGTCTAATATAGCTCTAACAAATATTTCTTTTTCCTCTGTTGTTTTATTTTCAAAAGAATTGGACATTTGTGTTTTTACCGGCTTGCCATCTTTATCGCAAATTACACCTTCTATTATTTGTGTACCCAATGAAGTTTGCGCTTCAATTCTAACTAAATTAGAAGGTAAAAAGTTTATAAATCCAGCTGATAATGTCAAACCTAATGACATTCGAGGATCGCCAACAGTTGATAATAAAGAAAAATCTTGTGATGGTGTATAATATGGTGTTCTTTCGTCTTTATTCAATATTGGATCTAATCCAGGTATATCTATTAGTTTAACAAGATCACATAAAAATCCATTATAATCAAAATTTGGATCATAAAGATTTGCACTATTACTTTTAAATAAAGATGAGTTTATAATTTTTTGTTTACATATTTCTTCAAAATTCATATTAGTCTAAAAAATTCTCCGTTTGTTGTCTTATAAAAATAGTTTTTAAAAATTCCATTATAGCATCTCTATCTCGTGGATTTTCAAATTGTTGAAGTATAACTCTATCATCATCTATATTATAACCAAATAATAAAAAAGTATTCATATATTCTCCAATATGTTCCTTTAATATTGAAAGATCCCTTCTTCCTATTTTCTGTTTTTGTTTAAATTTTTTATCCCATTCTGTTAAACTTTTCTGTAGTTCTTGATTATTAATTTCGTTAAAAATTTTTTCTTGGGTTTCTTCAAAAGAAAATGAAAATGTATCAGTTTTTTCCATATCAGATGATAAAGAAGTAACGTTCGTTTTATTTTTAGTTTTTGATTTTCTTTTTTTTGGTTCCATTATTTTTTAGAGTTATATGTAGATGATTTATTATTAATGTTAAATTTCACTAAATATTCAACTATAACTTCAATAGAACTTGTTTTTAATTTAAAATTTTCTGGTATATATTGAGCACCATCATATAACACAAAATACTCTTCACCAAAAAAATTATGATTATTAAAACATGTTATGAAAATAGAAGATCCTCTTGGGTCTACTACAATCGTCCATGATCTCGCATCAGATTTAGAATAATCTGAATATACTTTATCGGTTACATATCCACAATCTCTTAATCTTTTGATGAAATAACTAGAAGTTGTAATTTTATTGATCGCCATATAATAATTTATATTTTTAATACTATTTAACAAGTGCTGAAACTATATATTTTATTTCAATATCTTGGTGCTCTTTAGTCTGAAAAACAAAAACTTTATGACTATTGTTTATCTTAACTCTGACCGGCAATTTACTTGATATTAAATTTTTAAACACTTCTATTTTTATCGCTATCGGATCTTCTAAAATCTGACCGGATACTGTATCCGCAACTAAAAATGTCATATTATCAACATTTGTCATAGTTTTATCATCAACATCAGCATAAATCATGTCATTTTTACTGTAAAAATAAATCTTCGAAACTTCAGTTGAGAATGAATATGCGGACATTATCTGTTTCAATTTTTGAACTGATATTTCAAATTCAGTATCAAATGTTAATTTTTTTATAATGTCTATATTAACACTAGATTCCGTAATAATACCATCATCCACTAGATGATATTTGAAAAACGTATTTTCATGCTCAGAATCGCTTTTATTTTGACATCTTAAATGATTAGTATTTAAAGATATTGAAAATTCTCCATTATCACCTAAACACTCAAGACCAGTTAGCATTTTTTTAATACTAATTAAATTAAGTCTTATGTTAGATATTTCTATCGGTAATTCACATGTGGCATACAATATGACGGACTTATCATCTGATGTACATACTGTATATAATAGATTCTTGTGCGACTTCAACACACAAGAATCTGTAGCTCTATTTATTGGTTTTAGAAACTTTTCCAAAGCAGTTTTTGGAATAGGTATATTAATTTCATCCATTTTTTATAAAAGATACTAATAGTTCTAAATTTTTATCAATATTTTCTAAAAGCTTTTCTGTTTTTTCTGAAACAATGTTTTTTGAAATCGGTGCTTCCGTATCATTAAATACCCTCGGAGTTGGATCCGGTACCATCTGTCTAATTAAATCTTCTGGTGGCGGTTTTGCATACCCAAAGGGTGTTTCTGGTGTATTATTAGACGGCGCTTGATTATTATTAACTACCTTAGAAATAAACTGATTAATATCCAATCGATTTGCACGGATATTTCTATCGTATGACATAGAATCGATTTGACCTAGTTGACCTCCCACGAACTTTGCAAGCATCGCTGCTTGCAAAGCGTCCTCTTTTGAATCGCCCATATATTAAAGATCTTTCAAGATGTCTTGCATTTTTTGATCTTCATCACTCGAATTTTCTGATGTTGTGAATGGTACGTCGGTTTCATCTTCATCATCCTCTTCGATGATATTCGTTTTAACCTCTTGAACTTCATCTTTGCCGAAGAAGTGAACATCGAGAAGCTTCTTAATCTCATCGTATGATTTTCTCTGGAAGAACGAATCCAATGATTTAACGGATTCATAAACAGAATCCATATCATCCAAGCCTTCAATTTTAGAAGGAGACATAAACCGAGAACTTACATAAGTGGGATATCCGCCTTCATTCTTTTCAACCTTAATTCTTAGATTGCAACCATTTTCTGATAGATCAAAAATTCTAAACCCAAATTCTTGCGAATCATCTCCATCAATAGCACTCTGAATAATTTTTTGCAATTGAGTACCAGAGTTTAAAATTTTAATTTTACCGTTATTTTCTGGATTGGTGGGATCGCTGATAACGTATGCATTATATAGCCACTTCTCGGTTTTGCGTAATGGCTTAGACTGTTCAATCAACTTTTCATTTTTAGATGCCCATACCTTAGAACGATATTCATCGATTGGACACTTTTCGCCATATGTATTTGGGCAAAGAACAGAAATTTTCTTGCCTGTTGAACAACTATCAAAGATATGTTGCCAGTAGTGGAACCGTGTCTTCGAATTATCTTCGAGGTTTGGAAGGAGTCTGACGATATATGTTTTATCCGGCTCGCATTTCAAGAAATCCTTGAAAGAGGATTCTGTGTTTGTTTTTACGCTTAGTGTTTCCCGTAGGGATTCGAATAGGTTTGATGTATATTTACTCATATCAGACTTAATCTTACCAATTATTTTATAGAATGCAACTCTTTTCTGATAAAATTTCTTATTTTATCACTTCCTCTTTTTACATAGTCTATAGCTTTAGGGGAATTATTATATCGGATTTTAATTTTTACTATTCGGTTTGACAAATCTTCTGAAAAAATATCAACTACATCTTTTGGAGTCTCATCTATAGTCCTTAATAAATCTCCAAGCTCCATTAAACTGTATGGGTTTATTTTTCTTTCTCTGTAATGATTCATCCATGTAAAAATAACACCCGATCTATGGTTTAAATAGTTTTCTACCAAAATTTTATTATCAAAACAAAATTTCATAATAAAAAATAAACTATCCTTTATAGATTCGAATTGTTTTTCTGGATTTTCTTCTTCTTTTTGTTTGTTATATATCGAATATGCTCTTATAGCTGGTCTGGAATTAAAATATTCCAATTTCGGATATGGTTGATTATTATATATAACATTTGGGGCTAAAAAGAAATCTTCAATTTTGATATTTTGATATTTTGAAAAAAATATATCTAATTTTTTAAGATTAAATTGTATATGTTCTGATATATCATCAAAATTTTTTCTATATTGATATGGTTTTCCATATCTAGAATTTTTTATGTATATGTTATATATCTTTTTTTGATTCTCTGTTAATTCTTGCATTTTTATTCATTTTTGATCTGAATATTTTTTTATAACAATTTGGTGTTGAACTTAAATACGCTTTTATTATTAAATGTAAATTATTTTCGCCTAAAATAGCAAAATAAATTTTTTGTGTTTTTTTATCATCTATTATTAATTTCAATAAGTTTAAAAAGTTTATTTTTTTTCTTTTAGAAATGCAAATAAATGATCCTATTTTAAGTGTTAGTTCTTCAAATTCTTCTAAATCTAAGGCTTCAGATGGGTTGTAAAGTTCCTCTAGTTGTTGTGATGAGGTTATTATCATAATGGAATAAAATTTTTAGTCAATTCTAAAAATAAAGGATTCAGTTTACCGACACCTGAAAATTTATTTGATGTACCCTCGCAATATTTTTCGCAAAAATATTTTAAATCGAGAGGGTCATTCGATTTTTTTTGTCTAATTGACAATTTTTCAGTTTTTGTATTAATGCAAATAAACAAATCGGATTTAAATTTATCCATTAAATAATCTATTGCTAATACATCTGTTTTTTCAACAGATATAGCAATAGCGGTTTTATATTCTGAATTTATTTTTACTTTACCACTAAAACATTTTAATGATTCCGCGTCGTTTTTTACTTTTTGTTTTACATTAAAAATAATATTCTTTTGATTTTCCGTA